TGGAGATCAACACGCGCCTAGCTCGGTGCGTGAGAACATACGCTCGTAACACTGTCGGTCTTGGGTGGTATATCGAGCCGATCCCTCCGCACCCTGACGCTCGGCGCCGGAGGACTTTGTTTGCCGACTCTGACGCGGATGCTCGTATTCCAGAGGAGACCAAGAAGCGCATTGTGATGCAGTCCGAAAGGCTGAGGAGGTTCTTCAGCAGCCCGAACCCGGAGTACCCTTTCCCGACATTGGCCAAGCGTTTCGCCGAGGATAGAGAGGCTACCGGCATTGGTTACATCGAGGTCGTTCGCAACCTGAAGGGCGAGATTTCTCAAATCTACCACGTGCCGTCCGTAACAGTCCGCCGGCGACAGATCAACGTAGGCCAGAACAAGAGCAGGGTAGAGGGCTACATTCAGATTCGGGGGACCAAGAAGAGCTTTTTCAAAGAGTTCGGCGACAAGCGCGTCATGGACTCACGGACGGGGGTTTATGCTACAAACCCTGCCGACGTGCCTATTGAGTTCCGGGCCACGGAGATCATACACCACCTCATCTATAGCCCTACTTCCATTTACTACGGCGCTCCTCGCCACGTTTCGGCCGCCCCGGCCATAGCCGGCAGTCGCTTGTCAGCTCAGTGGAATGTCAACTTCTTCGAGAACGACGCTGTCCCCCGCATGGCGATCTTGGTCACGGGCGGCAAGCTCGATGACCGTTCGATTCAGACCATCGAGAATTTCTACGAGGCTAAGGCCAAGGGAGTGGAGAACGCACACCGGTGCATCCTGCTTCAAGCGGAGCTTGCGACTGCTGGCTTTACTCAGCAGGAGAAGGCCAAGTTGGAGCTGAAGCCCCTCACCGTTGGTTCAACGCAGGAGGCGAGCTTCCTCGATTATCGTCAGGCCAACGACGAGGAGATACGAGAATGCTACGGCCTGGCTCGCATCTTCTTCACGTCGGAGAACGTGAACAAGTCATCGGCTTACGCTTGTCTGACGGGTGACACGAAGGTGCCGTTGCTTGACGGCCGTGTTTTGACCTTAGAGGAGCTTGCGGTCGATTTTCCTGAAAAGGATCAGTATTTCTGGGTGTACTCTATAGACCAGTACGGTGTTGTTGTGATAGGGAAGGCGTATGCTCCTCGTGTGTCTTATGCCAATGCGCCTGTGCTTGTAGTCACGTTGGCCAATGGTGAGAAAATCAGGGCGACGGGCAATCATCGTTTTATGCTGTCCGATCAGAGCTATGCAAGAGCTGATACTCTCGAACCTGGTACACTGTTGATGGGATGGGACGCTAAAGCAAAGGCTACAACGCCTGTTGCGGTAGCGTCAGTGGAGCCGGGGGGCTCGGCCAAAGTCTATGACTTGACGGTCGATGCGCACGAAAACTTCGCGCTGGCTTCGGGCGTTTTCGTCCACAATTCGCGTGAGATAACCAACGATCAAGAGCTCGAGCCTGAGCGGTTAGAGATGGAGTATCTGTTCAATCAAAAGATCGTCCGCGATCTGCTCGTCGAGGAGCCTTTGGTGCGGTTTCGGTTCGAACGATTGCAGGTCACTGATCCGTCGGAGCGGGCCAGGATAGACCAGACTTATGCCAAGATCGGAGCAATAACTCCAAACGAGATCAGGGATGCGTTGGGCAAGCCCAAGTACCCGCCGGAATACACCTTCGCGGACAAACCGATGGACATAGCCTTGGCCGAGCTCAAGGCTGGGGTAGCGCTTCTCATTCAACAACAGGGAAACGATGCCGCACAACAGATGCTACAGCAAGCGGGCAAGGGTGCTACCGATGACAAGAGAGAGAGGCCGAGCGGTAAAAAGGAGCCTGCACCCAAGAGCGGGCCTAAGCGAGTTACGGACGCGATTCGAAGTAAGGACTCGATCTCCCTCAAGAGTTTTCTTGACGATGAAAAAAACTCCGAAGAAAATGTTGACAACCTAATCGGCCTTGCAGTAGCCTCAGTTATGAAGACGACTGAAGTAGCACTACAGAGTTGGTTAAGCAGCATGGAACATGATGCGCACAAGCTGGCAGAGCGGCCGGAAGACGATGAGCCTGAGACTGTCACGGAACCGGGAGAGTAGCAATGCCTGCAACAGTCGTAACTGAGCCGCAGCCGATACCTTTTGCGTTCGACGTGACTGTCACCAAAGCCTACCTCAACAAGCAAGGTCGGATGTGTGTTGACGCCATAGCATCCGACAATCAAGTTGATCTCCAACGCGACCGGATGACTGACCGTGCGCTGGCCAGCATGGCTGAGCAGATGCGCAAGGGCCTTCCTCTCTATGAGACCCACCAGAGTGTTTTTTCATTCGGGCGCTCCTTCGACGGCTCCGTAGTAAAAACCGACACTGGCTACGCGCTGCAAGTGAGCTGTGAGTTGGACGGGAATTACCCGCAAGCTCGCGATCTCTACAACGAGATTACGAAGGGCCGATGCGATAAGCAGCTTTCCATCGGCGGTAAGCTGAGGAAGGATCAGAACACGGTGCGAGTCGTGTACGGTAACGACGGCATCGTCAGGGAAATTGACGATGTGGCGCTGGACCACCTTTGTACCACAAGACCACAACACGCGGCCAATCCGAGGACGGCTTGGCTGAGCGCGATCATGAAGTCGCTGGATGCGCAGTTGGCCAGCGAGGCGGAACAACAGAGCCCCGTGGGCTCCCAAGGACAAAGCGCGGGCGGGCAGGAGGCAACTGCAGCCCCTGAACTTGACTCAGATGGAGAACAAGACATGGCGAAAGGACGGAAGCAACCGAGGGCTGCAAAGCGTACGCGTGGCACGTGCGTTTTTCAAGACACGGACCCGCGAGTGAAGGACGACGCGGATCATTTCCCGATAGGTGATCTGGCGCACGCTCGGAACGCTTTGGGCCGAGCCGGGCAGTTCGACGAGGCGCCTGATTGGTTCAAGGGCAACTTGCAACAGTTCCGCAACGCGGTCACGCGGGCGGTTTATCGTAAGTACCCAGGGCTCAAGAGTCGTAAGGCCGAACGCGAGGGGACTGCCGAGAAGGATGTGAAGATCGACGAGTTGGAGTGGTCCGAGGAGCTTGTGACCGCTCTCATGAAAGACATCAACGCGCTCGAGCTGGAAGCCTACGCTGAGACAGTGGGCAAGGCGACTGATACCGAGGAATCGGAGACGGAAGAGACCTCAGAGACCTCGGAATCGTCAGACAGCTCAGAGTCGTCAGACAGCTCAGAGTCGTCAGAATCATCGGAGTCTTCCGACAGTTCCTCAGATTCGAGCGATTCTTCTTCGGACTCGGACTCGGAGTCTGACGAGAGCTCTAGCTCCGAGGAATCGGAGGATACGGAAGACAAGCTGCCGCCTCCACCGCCGCCTCCACCACCTCCACCAGCTCCTGAAGAGGAGGAGGAAGAGGAGGAGATAACGAGCGCCATGACGGCCGAAGAAGCGCCGGAAGTTCAAACACCGTCGGCCAAGACACCGGTCCTTGGCCGTACTCCGCCACCATTGCCTGGGGAGACCCCTGAGATGGATTCGACTGAGAAGACAGCCAAGCTGCTTGGCGAGATAGCGAAGCTCCATAAGGGCATCATCGCCAGCATGGATAAGGTGGGTGAGGACATCCGCCATCGAGACGAAGTCAACCGTATACTGGAGAACCTCCGAGACTTCCTGCAGAAGAGTGCGGCCACTCACCTGCAAGCGCAGCCTTGGAAGGAAAACCCTGTCGCCGCACCACGCGATCTGTCCGCCGGTAAAGGTCTGCCTGTCGAGTTCCCGACAGCGGGTTCCGAAGCTGACCTTGCCGGATCATCCGTGACAGACGCGAGAAAGGTTCCTACCTATTCTGAGGTGCAGGCGGGGAAGGATGAGCAGAAGCCTGTGACTGCCGAGAACGCTCTGGGCCTCATGCGGACGGCCCTGCAGCAGATGAGCAAATTGCCGACCGCGCAGCAGACTGCACAGTTCGGCAAGGACATCAACGAGATCGCAGGCGAAGTCCGCAAGCACCTTGCCGACGCTCAGGACACGTTTGCCAAAGAGCTTGACGACAAGCTGGCGCCGCTCGCAGAGACTCTGGGAGCGCTCCTGGACAAGTTCGAGGAGATGGACGGTCGCGTGGGCGCGGTAGAGAAGACGGTCGTTCCTCCGAAGGGCGTTCCTGACTCTGGCGACGATGAGCTTGTGAAGACGCAGCCGGAAGGCGGCGTCTGGCAGGGTGTCATCACGCCGCACGCCAAGCGGGCGCTCCGTGAGTACGGATCGGGCACGTAAATCGTTTGGTTTCATTTTCAAGTCTCAACCCCGTTGGACTGGGGAAAAGAAGAAAGGACACACCGGTGGCTCCCGAAAACGAAGAGTACATTGAGAAATCGATCACGACGGGTGATCTAATAGGGGGCGGGCAACTCAACCCCGCGCAACAGCAGCAGTTTGTCACGCTGGTCAAGCGATTTTCTGTCCTGCTGCCCCTGGTTCGTTTCGTGCGAATGCCTCGCCCGATGATGGACGTCGATAAGCTGTGGGTCGGCGAGCCGGTCACGGAGAGCGTTGATGAGGCGACGGACACAACGAACCTCTCCCAGCCGAAGTTCCAGAGAATCACCCTGATTGCCAAGAAGCTCCGTTCGGCATGGAACATCACCACCGAAGTCCTGCAGGGCAACATCGAGCAGAACGACTTCGAGACGACGGTGATGAACGCTTTTGTCGAACGGATCGCCACGGACCTCGAAGACTTGGCGATCAACGGTGACACGACCTATGCGGGCACCGACCTGCGGGGTCGTCTCATTCGGCGCCTGGATGGATGGGACATCCAGACCAACGCCTCACACATCATCGATGCGCGAGGCAGGTCCATCCAGAAGGGCCTGTTCTCCGAGTCGCTCAGGCGGATGCCCAAGCAGTACAAGAATGACCCCGGTCTGAGATGGCTTGTCTCCGACGCCATCGCCGTAGACTGGGTGGACATCACGGCCGACAGGGGCACCATCGGCGGCGACTTGGCGCTTCAAGGCGCCGAGATCGGCCCTCTGGGCCATCCGATGGTCAAGATTCCGCTGATTGAGGACGAGCAGAACATCACCGTCACGACTGCCGTGCCGGCAGAGCTGAAGGGAACCGAGTTCGGCCCGTTCTCAATCACTGCCGCCAACGACACGCTCATCCTGTCGCTTGATGCGGGCGCCGGCGTCAACCTTGTTACAATCACGCTGCCGCACGGTGTGATTGAAACCTCGCGTGTGGCGCAGGCGATCAACAACGCGCTCGTGGCGGATGTCAACTACGGGCTGGCGTACGAAGCAGTTGCCCGCGACGACAGGATGGGGCGAATGGTCCTCACATCGCCAGTAGCTGGCGCGGCCTCCCACATCTATCTCCATCCGGTGCCGGTCGGGCAGCAGGCGTACACCACGCTCGGCCTCATCGACGGCGTACCTGTGGGAGCGAACTGGCCGAACGTTACGGTGGAGCACGACGGCGCCGCTGCAGGCACCAACGAAGTGCCGGAAGGCTCCTTCTTCTGGCTCGTCAACCCGCGTAACTTCATCTGGGGTATTCTGGACGGAACGAGGATATTCTCCGAGTTCAACAAAAATACCGACCAGATCGAAACTGTGATTTACAACCAGGTAGACGCGAGGGTGGAAAACGTAGATGCTGTCGTAAAGGTCAAGAACGTGCGACGCAGAACGTTAGCCCTCTAGTCGTAAGCGACCGCCAGTAAAACAGTTAGGGCCACTCGGATGAGTGGCCCTTTCTGTTGGTGGCGCTACTTATGACAACTCAACTTGGTATTAGACTCTAGTGCTCATTGAAGCATCGTGAACTTTTTATTCAACAACCACTTGACAACGTGTGGAACTTTGTTACATTTATGGGAACAAGTAGAACTAGGAGGTAATGACGATGGCATCGCGCCTTTATGGCGGTTTGTCGCGGGGGCCACACGCCAGCAAACGCTCAGAGTGCATCAGAATATTGTTGTAGCTAGGAAGCCACAGCGGTCTTGACCTCTCGGCAGTACGTGCTATATTAAGCGTAGTTGGTATTTCAGTGCACATGTGTGCACTTTGAGAGGAGGATAGCATGACCGAGGCTCAGAGGCTTGTTCGTCGGGTTCGCACCGCTACTGGTATGACTCAGATGGAGTTAGCCGGCTACCTCGGAGTCTCTTTTGCTACTGTGAGCAGGTGGGAGAACGGGCATGTGCATCCCTCTCCTCTTGCAATGGAGGCTCTCAAGAGCGCGTTGCGGCTGCGGAAGCCAATACTGCCTGATCCACGGA